TGACTTCTTAAAATGTCGCGGGTTTGTCAACGGATCTAAACCCAAACAACCGCAATACCAAAATTTGAAAAGCGAATGTTACTACAAACTCGCGCAATACGTTGAGGAAAACAAGCTGACTATTTTAGTCAACGGACGCAAAGAACAAATCGTGAAGGAGCTGGAAATGATTAAGCGACATCGTGCAGACGTGGAAGGAAAGTTAATGGTCACACCGAAGGACGTAATCAAGAACCGCGAAGGTATTTCACCTGACGTTGCAGACGCTATTATGATGCGAATGTATTTCGAACTCAATCCAAGTTATGGACAGTATGTTGTAGGTTAGCATACATTAATTATATTAGCAGAATGGAAGCAAAAGAAAAAGCAGAAGAACTATTCAACAAGTATTGCATTTACCTGCGAGCAGGTTTGTTATACGACGACGAGGCAAGGCAAGATGCTAAAGAATGCGCTTTAATTGCAGTAGATGAGATATTAAATCTTTGTTGGGGCGGAAATAAAGTAGGCATGAAACATTGGAACGAAGTAAAACAAGAAATAGAAAAAATAATAATATGAAACAAACACCACTTTACGAAACGCTCAAAATGACATACGAACGCGAACGCGAAATCGTCAATTCAATAGCGACGTACTTTCAACAAGGAAAGATTCTTGGCGACATTCTTCTTGAACTTTCACAGCGCAAAGACATGAACGCGAAAGAGAAAATATATCTTGCGTTAATGATAGGAACAATGATGACTAAAAACGAAACAGATGCCAGAGAGCAAAACTAAGAAAGGTATCTGCGTGTACTTACACAAAGACCTGTGGAACGAGATTGACGAGAAACGTGGAGAGAATAGTCGCAATATCTTTTTAAGCGAAGCAATCCAGTTCTCAATGAAGTTCTACATTCCTGAATCTAAAGTAAAATTGAAAGAACAAACGTCGACAAAATAGCTACTGTTGACGTAACGACTAAAGCGTGGTTTCTGCGCTTTTTTTGTTTCTCTAATTTCTTTTTATCAGCCGTGAGATTGTTAATTTGTTCGCTCAACAACACCGACTTTTGTTCATAAGCCTCAACGACTTCTTGTAAGTTGTCAATCTTTTGTTCTTCGATGTTTATTTGTTCCTTCAGGTTGTTAATTACCAATGAATCGGAAGCAATAACGCTATCGCAAGAGTTCACCAAAGTGATGACATCCACGCGAGTAATAGTATCTCGAATAACAATAGCAGCACGAGTTCTTTTATAGGTGGTTTTGGCTGTAAGTTGAGCATCTTCATACGTTCGAAGTTGTTTGTAAAGTTCTATTTGTTCTTGAAGCAGGCGGTCGTATTCACCGCTGTTGTAGTTTATGATGCTATCTTGTTTTTGTACTTCAACGTGTACATCTTTTGCATCTTGCTTTCCCCATAAGTTCCAACACAACACCAACCAAAGGATTGACGTTCCAACGAACAACAGTATTGCTGCGAGTATATTCCTTTTCATAATATCTGACCTTCGTGTATTCTTAAATTCTTGACGCTGTAATTTCCATTCGTTCCTTTCTCAACGATAGCGAAGCCGTGATTATACTTCGAATAAGGGTTGTAGTCAGGAGATAATTCAGATAAGCAACCAACACCCCAACAAGTAATGAACTTGCCGTTAGCGTCCCTCTCGTTATGTTCTGCTGTCTGGTGATGATGTCCGCACAATGCGCTCACCTTAGTCTTCATAAATAAGCCACGCGCCACATTGACAGAAGGAAGGAATTGTTTGCCGAACTCATGTCCGTGAAAGATTGAAAGTTTACCGATATTCAATTTACTCTTTCCGTCAATCCACGTTATATTGTGTTTGTCCAAATGACACAATGAAGCAAAGTCGAACGCGTCGATGTCAAACAACTCAGGTGCTTTAACTCTCATGTATCTCCAGTAGCGTTCTTCGTGGTTTCCTTCCTTGTAATAAATATGTGCTGAGGGAAATTGAACTCGTAATGTATCTACAAATTGACGCATCGCGTACAACTCGTCTTTGAATTTTCTTTTGCGTGGATCTTTAACAAAGTCGCTAATCATGTGACAGTCTAACGCGTCCCCATTTAGAATAACCGCGTCGCACCCTTGACGAACCCCTTCGTTAATTGCAACGCTTAACGCTTCGTTATCTTGATAAGGAATGTGAACGTCGCAAAGAATTAAGAACTTTGTTCCCTTCACCTCAACGTGTCTGCGCTTTTTAGCGTATGACTTGGGAAGTGCAAATGGGTTCAATGGTCGTGGCTTTGTGTCGACTAAAGACTTATCTGCTAATTCTTTTTTATTTTTCGCACCAATCTTCCCGCGAATAGTACGAATAATAGTTCGTGCGTATTCTTCGTTTGTGTAGACTTCGGGATTTTCTGCAAACAATTTCTTCGCAAGAGTGAGCGAAGGAGTGTCTTTGAATTTAGAACAAACTTCTTCAGCTAATGTTCTCGCTGTTGTCTTCTGTTGTGATGCCATTCTTTGCTTGTTTTGTGAATCTCTCAATTACAGTACCACCAAACAACCCTGCGGTCAACAATGCTAATGTGTCAAACATTGCAATGGGACAAACGTAGGTCGTAAAAGTCGCAACATAGGTGAAAGCAATTAGGTTAATTGTAACAAATATAGCAACAATTCGTTTCGAACTAACTTTTGAACACGAACTTAACAAAGACTTCAACCATTCCTTCATAATACTTTTATAATGAACTGAACAATAAGACCACCAACGACACCAGCAGCAGTTGCAATACCACCTAAACGAGCGACCTGCAACCTTTGATTCTGAATGTACTTGTCGTGCTTTTGAACCTTACTTACAAGACCTTCAATCTTCATTTGATCGTCACCGATTAACACGTTGTAAATGCGGTCAATCTTCTTGTCCATTTCTTGTAGCTGTTCGTGTATCAAAGTAATTTCGTTTTCCGTGTTCATTTGAAGTATAGTTGTATCTCAGCTTCACGACGATTAACAAGACCTTTCAATACTTTACCACCGCCCTTATTCCATAAGCGGAATGAATCGGCAATGGTTGCGTCTGTTGGGTTCACATTTAGTTTCTTGAATACCGAAGAACGTTTGAAGCCACCCGTTCCGATGTTGTACGCAAGTGAAACACACGCGCTAAATTGGTTTTCGTTGAGTGGTTGTAAAATAAAGGGAGCGATTGAAACCGCGAATTGGTCGATGATAAACTTCGCTAACTCGTCAGCGCGTTGCTGCGTGATTACGTCGCCTTCTTTCACCTTGTCGCCATTCTCGTAGAACGTATTTCCGAAGCCAATCGTCCACACGTTAGCAGGACACTTGTACGCTTTCAATCTACAACCTTCAAAACGCTTTATAAGAGCGTATCCTTCTGCGTTAACTTTCATTCACCAATCTTTTTATTTGTTTCTCTTTTCGAATTAAGTACTTACGAAATTTTTCTTCGTAAACTTTTTGTTTTACCATGTCTTTCTTTCGTCCCCTTGTAGCCATGTTTTGTTTTATTCGTTATCTAAACCATCCTAAGCCAATTCTCCTGTATTCGTAAGGTCGTCTGTCGCGTCCGTCGCTAATCTCAAAAGCGTTGGACGGATAAACATTTGTTTGCGACCATATCTGTTGAGTTACGTTCGTTGTGTATTCTGGAAAGTCTGACTGATTAAAACACAAATAATCAACCATACGCTGCGTGTAAAACATCGCCTGTTGACGCGCTTGGTCGCGATAGTTTTGCAAGTCGGTTTGTGAGATAGGTGTTGTGTCTTCGCTTGTGCGAATTACTAAACTTCCGTTGTCCGTTTTAACGTACAAATGCGGCAATACTTCGTACATAGTCCACCACATTATCATTCGACGCAAGTAATTGTCCAGAAGGGTTGCGTATGCGCCTGTAATGTCATCGTTTACAACGTCTTCTTTGATGCGGTTGTAAAGGTCAGTTCCTAAATACAACTGTGCGTACTTGTCTTGTGACAAATAGATAGCAGGATAAAGAAGCAACGGATCAACTGAACCGTTTATCCAAGTATATTTTTTGATGTAGTTTTCGTCAATGAGTAGAACTTCGGGTTGTAGTGCCATTGTAGTTTTTATTTATATTTTAATGATGCTCTATTAGGCATATCGTTAGGACGTACCGCTTCTTCGCCTTTTGGAAATAGTTCGTTTGCAACACCGCCTGTTACAACTCTATCGTTGTTCAATCCGTCGTTAGGAAGGAAGCGTCCTTTCTCTCTTTTGCGTACAAACACTTTTCTAAACCATGCGTGACGGCAATAAACACCGCCTTTGTAAATCCAAATCGAATAAGTGTTTGAACCACTCGGAGCAAAATCTCCGTTCACGTCGGGGTTTTCACCCATTTTAATAATGTCCTCGTATCGATATAGCGCACCCATTTTGGAAAGCGCAACCATTTCTTGACAAAAGTCACGCGTTACAATTTCTCCGTCTTTGTATGTGAAATTCTTTGAGTAGTAGTAACGAACTTTATACAAGCCCGTGTCTAACGCTTTACTTACTTCGTCGGGGTTGTCGTAACCTCGCGCACTCATAAACTCGGTGCGGTAGTTTTCTTCTCCTTCTGGATTAGTTACTTCTTCGTCAGATAGCAATTGCCATTCTTCTTCGTTGATGTATTCCGCTTTCTCTTTAAGATAAGCCAACCACAACGCGCTATCTTCTGCGCTTATCTTATTCTCCGCAGCAACTACTTTTTTTTTTAACTCAGCAGTTTGAACAGTTGGCTGAACAACGACTACTTCGTTGAATGGCGAGTTCATTTCGATATTTATCTCTCCTAAAATTGGAGTGAAAACACGCTCGATGATTCTTTGATATGGCTTGATAACTTGGTTGTTGAATATCTCCAAT